CCGCACGATACGAACACTGACCGGCGGCGAGAACTTGCGCCGTCCTACCGTAGGACGTTTTCGCAGCGGCCGTCCGGGCAGGCCTTCGCACGCTCGGCGACGCATCGCTTGCACTGGCAGCGGCACGTCTGCTGAACGCGACCGTCGGGTTTCCAGATCCCGCGGACGCATGTCTGCCCGCAGTCGCAGGCGACGGGCGTCGGGGCCGGAGGCGGCGGCGCGTCGGGCGTCATGCTGGCGAGAGAGGCCGCCACCGCCGCGGCGGCGCGCGGGGCCTCGAGGTCGATCGCGCGCGGGTCGGCCGACAGCCAGACGAGGAACGCGATCAGCGATCGCCACAGGTCCGAGAGCATCACCAGCCCTCCGCATTGTCGAGGATCGGGTAGCCGTCCCCGCCGACGGCCCTGGCCTTGACGACGTGGCTCGGCTGCTCGGGCGGCTTCTCCGCGACGAGCGCGATCCAGAGGAGGTTCTTCGCGGCGCGGGCCAGCCACCGCAGGGCCGGCCGGTCCGGGGCCGGCGGCTCGGGCGATGGGGCCGACTGGGCCAGGAGGTAGCCGATCGCGAACGCGGCGGCCAGGACGAGGAGCGTCTTCCGGTCGAGGTTCATCGGGTCACCTTCAGGAAACGGGCCAGGGTGTCGAGGGTCGTCGCGCCGCGGTTCAGTTCTGGCGGCGGCGGCGCGAGCCAGTCGCCGTTATGAAGGTCGCGCCAGCCGAAGCCGGCGACCGAGCCCACGGCGAACGAGTCCCGCTGCCCGAGCATCCGCTCGACTGTGCGACGGTCGACCCAGAACGAGCCGTCCGGCTGGTCGGCGGGGAACTTGCCCCGGTAGGTCAGCCATCGAGGACCCCACGAATTCAAACACAAAAGCGCATCAGATGGGGACCCGTTTTTCTGGTAGCGCACCGCGCAAAACAGCATCTGGTGATGCCACGTCGGCCCGGCCTGCGCGTAGCCGTGCTCATCGGTGACGGACTGAAAGCCGACATTGCTGGCGACCGGGATCGGGAACCCGGCCTCGATGGCAGCGGCCGCCTCCGCCCAGGTGGTAACGAGGGCGACGTGATTGGCCGGGTGCCGCTTCGCGATCTGGTCGAGCTTGCCCTTGTCGCCCTGGCCGCCGTTCCCGTACGCGCCCCACTGCTTCGCCCGGTCGGCCGAGTAGGCCCGCAGATCGTGGCCGCCGACCTGGTCCCGGTAGACGACGCCCCAGTCGCGGACCCAGCGGGCGCAGGCCGCGCCGTACGACCCATCCGACCAGCCGCCGACCGGCGAGCTGCCGTCGCCGTTCTTGTTGCGAGCCTCGACCCGGGAGCCGCCGTAGATCGCCTCGGTCGATGGGAACGCCGGCGGCTCGCCGAGCCGGCCGGTCTCCCAGTCGATGCTCTGGGCGATCCAGATCCCATGCGCCCACCCCCAACTAGTGCAGTCCCCGATGCCCTGCCGCTCGACGACCCAGGGCCGGCCGTAGCGGGCGACGTGGGCTTTGTTGGCGGCCCGATAGAGGAACGTGTCGACGCCTTTGGCCTGGGCGACGGTGTCGGCCCCGGCATCCCGGAACATCGGCTGCGGCAGCTCGGCCAGGAACCGGGCCACGCCTTCGGGGTCCGGCGTGTACCCGAACTGCCCGTCGGGCCCGCCGGCCACGGTCCGTGGGCGAAACGCCCCCACGAGCGCGAGGAGCGTGACGACAGCCAGGACCAGCACCAGGCCGGCCCGGATCGCGTTGCGGCTACCGTGCGACATTGGCGGCCGCCTTTGCGATCTCGCGATACGCCGCGACCCAGGCGGCCCGCTGGGCCGGCGACAGCGGCCCGCCCGCCGTGCCGGCCGCGTGGTCGAGGAAATCCTTGATCGCGTCCCGGACGAGCGGGTGTTTCGCCCCCAAGCTCTTGCCCCGGCACCGCAGCTCGCGGGCCCGGATCCGCAGATCGTCGACGGCCGCGCCGGTCTTGATCAGCCGCGCGCCCTCGTCCTTCGTGCCGTCGTACTCGATCTCGGCGGCGAGCTCGTCGAGCAGGGCCGCGACGGTGGCGGCGTCGACTGCTGCCGTCGGCCCGACGAACTTCCCGCGGAGGTCGAGCGCCGCCGGGGCCGGCGCGGGATTCGGGGAGGGGGCTCCCGTTTGGTTCGACCAAACCAGGGCGGCCGCCGCGATCAGCGCCGCGGCGACGACGTGCTTTCGGTCGATCTTCGGCGCGAATCCGGAGAGCTTCCGGAGCTGCTCCAGGATCTGCGGCCCAGCCGCAGCGTACGCGGCTCCGGCCACCAGGATGACGACGAGGGCGGTGTTCATTGGGCGAGCCTCACGAGCGGCAGGATCTGCTCAACGGCCCCGGCCGCGATCGCCAGGACGAGGCTCCGGATCGCCGGCCGAACCAGGATCCACACCGGCCAGGCCGTGAGCGGGACGCAGCGGTCGGCGAGTTGGTCGAAGAGCGCGGCCGCCGCCTCGAGGACGAGCTCCTTCTTCTCCGGGCCCGACAGCGTGCTCGTGGCGTCGAGCGTCTCGATCGAGATCCGCAGGATCCCGAGGAGCAGTTCGCCGAACTCGCGCCACGTCAAGCCGTCGGCTGCGGCGGACTGGGCCGCGTCCAGATAGGCCGAGACCTTCTGGGCGATCGACTGAAACGGGCTGGCAGCGGCGATCGGGGCGTCGGCGATCATTTGGCGATCCTCCGGAACACGAGCTCGGCGGGCACGACCCGCCGCCGGCGCTGGCGGCAGCTCTGGCACTCGACGTACTGGACCTGGGCGGGCCCGGCCCGCTTGCTCGACTCGACGCGGCAGCGGCCGCCGCACTTCGGGCAGCGGCTAGCCGGCATGGGCTCGCATCCTGGCGACGGCGGCAGCCGCAGCGGCCCGCGCGCCGGAGAGCGACCGCATGTAGTCGGCCTGCTTGTCGGCGGCCTCCTCGGCGAGCCGGGCGTTCTCTTGAGCCGTGAGGTTCTCGGCCTTCCACCGCTCGAGGGAACGCAGGCCCAGCGTCGAGCTCGGGTAGGCGGCCCGGGTCACGGGCGACACGTCGTAGAGCGTGGCGTCGGTGATCGTCCGCGTGATCTTGCCGCCCGGCTCCGTGTCGAACGACTCGCCGCCGTCGTTTACCGTGAACGCGAATGAGCTTCCGTGGATGTACTTGCCGCGGATCAGCGACAGCACCTCGGCCGTGGTGGCCGTGCCCTCCGGCGGCGTGGCCAGGTATTCGAGGCCCCGCTCCGTCTCGCGGAGGTCGAGCGTCCCGTTCGTGGTCCGCCCCAGGATCCGGCTCTCGTCGTGATTCCACGCGGCGATGACGTCGGCCCGGCCGCGCGGGTCGGTCGGTGATCGCTCCAGGAACTTCCGGAACGAACCCGGCATGAACCGCTCCCGAAACCCGCCCAGGTCGTGGGACCAGGAGTTCCAGGGCGGCGCGATGCCGCGGATTCGGGTGGGGCCGTCGGCCCGCTCCTCGAGGCCGAGGGCGTCGTCGCCGATGTCGGCCAGTGCCAGGTAGCGTCGTTCGGTTTCCATCACACCTCCCCCATCGGCTCTGCCGACAGCTCCGAGACCCTCTTCCCGACCGTGAACTCGGTCGGCTCGCCGTTCAGGTAGACGCGGACGCTCGCGGCCGGCTCGGCCTCGCTCGCTGCGATCGCAAAAGGCGATCCCTCGACGCCGAGCACGCCGTCGGTCATCAGGTGCTCGATCGTCCCCTCGCCGCCGTCGAAATAGACGTACTGGCCCTCGCGGAAGCCGCCGGCCTCGGGCACGCCGGCCCCGGGCTCGCCGGCCGGCTCGGCATCGGCCACCGGCCCGGCCTCGGCCGGAGCCGCGTCCTGGGGCTGCACCGCCCCGGCCTGGGCGGCCGCCGCCGTGAGCGTCGAGAACCCGAGCTGCATAAACGTCTGGTTCGCGGCCGGCTCCTCGAGCAGCTCGAAGTCCTCGAGGTCGCGGACGGTGTTCGGCGAGATCGCGCCCATGTTGAAGAGCGACTGGTAGAGCTGGACGCGGGTCGCCGTGTCGCCGCGGAGGAGCCCGCGGTTGTCGAACCGGGCGTAGACGTCCTCCCCGTAGACGGGTTGGAGGGCCATGTCGAGCGGCCCCTCCATGCGCTTCATCCAGGGGAGGAGCGTCCACGTTTGGGCGAACAGGCCTTCCTGTTCCACATTGGACCAGCGGGCCATCTTGGAATCGCCGAGGAGCGTCGAGGGCACGCCCCAGCACCGGCAGACGTCCGGCAGGATCGCGTCCCTGAGTTCCTGGAACTGGGACTGTTCCATCGTGTTTTGGTCGATGGTCTTAAGCCGCGTCTTCTTTGGCAGGACCGCCGTCTTCCCGCGGTTGTTCGCGCCGCCGTAGACCTCGTGCATCGCGTATCGAAGGGCCGCGACGGCTTCGTCCGGGATCTTCTCGTCGGTCTCGATCACCATGTCCGGACGGCCGCTGTTGTCCCAGTGAGCGGTCGCCGCCTGGTCGAGCTTGCGGGCGAGGGCGATCGACGTGCCGCAGAGCTCGCTGGGCGCGAGCCCCACCAGGCCGTTGTCCGAGAGCCAGCGCCAGTGAAGGACCTCCTCCTGGGGCAGGCGGACCCAGGAGCCCATCTCGTCGAAGAACTCGTAGGAGACCGAGTAGTCGAGGTGCCGCTGGACGCGGACCCGCGTCGGGTGCATGGGCCGCAGCTCGGAGCACCAGCCGCGATCGCCCGGGATGATCCGCGCGAACGCGTTGCCGTGGAGCGCCGTCCAATACGCCACGAGCTGGTAGAAGTCGTAGCTCGACTGCCAGCGGTTCGGCCGCTTCGAGATCGTGTACCCGCAGGGCAGGATGGCCGGGGCCTTGCGGCCGTCGGGCAGCGTCCGCATCAGGTGGACCGGCATGATCGCCACGGCCTGGGCGATCCACCGCACGACCCCGAGGATCGACGAGACGCGGATCGCCGTGTCGGGCCCGATGCTCGTCCGCCAGGCAGTGCCCCACGCGTTCGGGTCGCCGAGGCTACCGCGGACCTCGACGACGTGGGTGGGCGCGACGACCCGCCTGGCAGGCCGCCGCCGAGGGGATCGTTTTGCGGGGGCCTTGGTCCGGGGCATGCCTAGAGTGTCCGGCCGGCCCCCGGCCCCGTGAATGTGCTACAGGACGTGGACCTTCCAGTCCTCGACGCTGGTCGACGCGTCCTCGTCGGTCGATGCGAGCGCGAGGCCGTTCACGAGGGCCGCGATGCCGTCGATCTTCTCGGTCGACTTCGCCTTGTCCGGCTTGATCATGCCGGTCGCGTCCGTGTAGACGCAGACGTTGTTCGCGTTCCACTGGGCGACCGGGTTGCCGCCGTGCCGGAGCCGCTTCTCGACGACCAGGGCCTCGAGGAGTTTGCAGGGCGCGTTCAGGTAGCCGGTCCGCTGCGGGATGTCCTTGACCGTGAGGCCCTCGCGCTGGAGCAGCGTCTCCAGGGCCCCGGCCTGCCACGGGTCGACGCCGACCGCCCGGATCTCGTGGTCCTGGCCATAGGCGACGATGTCACGGGCGACAGCCTCGTGATCGAGCCGGTGGCCGTCGGTCACGGTCACCCAGCCGTCGCGGATCCACGCGTCGTACGGGATGCCCTCGCGGACGCGGTCGGCCACGGTCTCGCGCGGGACCCAGTACTTCCACTCGACGGAGTAGCTGCCGTCGCGTTCCTTGAAGACGAACGCGGCCGCCGTCATGTCGAGATTGGAGGCCAGGTCGACGCCGACCCAACAGGGCCGGCCGGCGGTCGGCTCAGCCGGGCCCGCATTGCAGGCCGCCCAGTCGATCGAGCCGACCATCCAGCGGGAGTCCCCGGCCTGCCAGACGTTCAAGGAATAGCGCAGGAACTTCGACATCTTGCGGGCGTCGGTCGTCGCGTCCTGGTAGTCGGCCGCGAACTCGTCCTCGGGGAAGGCGATCCCCATCGACGGGTTCGCCTTCCGCCAGACCTTCGGGTCCGAGTAGTCGTCGTCCTCGGCCGCGGCGTAGATCAGCCCGTAGAACGTCGGGTTCGTCTTCGGGTCCTTGATCACGAGCTCACAGTCCTGCCACCAGCGCCAGCCGATGCCGTTCCGGTCGGAGCCGGCCGTCGAGATCGAGATGACGAGGCCGTTAGCCGTGCCGCGGGTCGCGTAGATCAGGGCGTCGACCAGGTCGGGCGAGCGGAAGCTGTGGATCTCGTCCAGGATCACCGAACCGTTCAAGCCTTCGTTCCGCCAACTGTCAGAAGAAAGACATCGAATTTCTTTCCCGGTCTCGCGGTTGCGGATGATGCTCCGCGAGTCGACGACCTCTAGCATCTTCGAGAGCTTGGGGCTGGCCTCCACCGACTGCCGCACCATGCGGTACATCGTTCGCGCCTGAAGCCTGTCGTTCGCCGCGAGGAACACGTCCTGGGCCGGGGCGTGACAGGTCAGGATGTACTGCGAGAGCTGCGACATCAGGCTCGACTTCCGGTTCTTCTTCGGAACGAAGATCCCGGCCCGCCGGAACCGGAGCCGGCCGTCGGCCCGCCGCCAGCCGAAGAGCGGCCGCAGGACCTGTTCCTTCTGCCAGTCGATCAGGTCGATCCGCGTCGGCTGGCCGCCGCGCTCGTCGGGATGCCGGCAGAGCGTCTCGATGAACTCGACCGGCGCTTCGGCGGCGGCGGAGTCCCACTCGTAGCCCGGGACGGACTCTGGCCGCTTCTTCGGCTCACGCGCCGCGGAGGCGGAGCTTCGCGAGGACCTGGTCCTCTTCGTCGACGTCTTCTTCGCCACTGGTCGGCTCCTGGGGCATCCGGGCCGCAGCCGCCGCGGTCAGTCCGAACTCCTTCGCCAGTGTGAGCCAGTCCCGCCGCGAGTCACGGAGCAGCCGCGCCACCGGGCTCGCGGCCTGGCCCTTGTCGGTCGCCGTGATCCAGCCCTCGCCGTCGATCACCTGCTCGAGCTGCTCGATCTCCGCCTGCAGCAGGCAGAGCATTGCGAACGCGTCGACCCGGTCGGCCACGAGCCGGCCGTCGGCCTCAAGGATCGGGGCGTTCCGCTGCCAGAACCCAAGGGCAGTAGCGAGCCGCGCGACCCGGGCCGGCGGGTCAAGCTGCGGCCGGCCGGCGGGCGCGGGCCCGGCTGGGGCCGGGCGGCCGACGACGCGGGCGAGCTGCTCCGCGCGGGCCAGGGCGGCCTGCGATCGCTTCGAGTTCGGGTCAGGATGGCGGCCGCGGCGGCCCATGGATCACCTCAGTTCGTGAAAGGCGCTCGGAAATTCGTTTCGAGG